CTTTCACAAGTTATGAACTCAGTAAAAAGTGGCCAATCTCCGTTACACGAGGTTGCCTCGACCTTAATTAGGTTGAGTGAACTCGGAAAGAGATCTACGAGAATTGGATCTTTTCGATCGGCAATGGTAGCAGCCGAAGAAAGCTCCCGTCCTATTAAACCTTTCGGTAATGATGCGACACGCCAATTAATGACACTGTACGCACCGTTAGGTGAAATGGACGTAGGGAAAGTGGTGGAAGCCGTGACTTGTCTGGCAGAGATTTATCATCTCTTTGGCCTTGACCGTCTTAGACATAATGACCCGATTATCGATCAGATTCGATATCGTGAGGTTACAATGTGTGCGGCTATTCGATGCCTTGACTATATGGAATCGGTTAATGACAATAAGTCATGGATCCCTTATTTCAAGTACAAGACATGTGCATTCTATGCTTCACACGAGAAGCAAGACATCCCGCTGAAGCCAACCGGACTAGTTGATTCTTGTCCACAGGTTATCTTCGGTGGCTACTTCGGTAGCTATCTTCAATTGTTGAAAAGGAGTGACATTAAGAAGTATGAAAGCTTCTGTGTCACTATCAATCAAGCTAAGATGGGAATGCCTCGCGCTGACGAATCTATGATCGCAGCTGCGGAAGAGAAATGCGCTAGACACCTAACGACACAACCTGTTGTCGTTCAAGATCACTTTTGTGATGAGTGCGGTATGAGTGGCCTTTCGCCGTACCACTTCGCAAATTGTCTAGGTGTTGAAAGTCATATGTATTGGGGAAATTCTGAGGTGATCGATAAAAAATCGATGAAACGTGAGTTGAGAAGGACAGTGCAAGAACTATTCAGAGGGAAGCAATACACAGAGGAGCTTCATTATGAACCGTTCTTTCCTTCTACCTCCGCCAATTACATTAGGAGCCGTGGCTCTTGTGGTGCCGTGGGAATTGTCACGCAAATCATTGCGCGACTCGGCCTCTTTGATCCTGAAAGTCCCCTAGTTGTCACTAATCAAGTTGACGGCAAGGCGCGATCTGAAATCGCGAAAGGATTTGGAGACGAAGGCAGGATACGACAAGCCTGTCTCGATCTCGAAAGAGAAATTGGAAAACAACATAATGTCACGCTCGTTGAGTACGATGAAAGTCTCCTTCGTGCTAAGTGGGCTGTTTTGATGGATTGTATCAAGGAACTTGCTGTTTCCGAAGATGCGTATGTTGAAGCAGTTGGCTTGGCCGAAGCCTTGAAGATCAGGGTAATCTCCAAAGGTCCCCCTCTCTTGTACACATTTTTGTCACCGTTACAGAAGTTTATGTGGAAAGTCTTGAAAGACAATCGTGTCTTCAAGATGATCAGTGAACCGATTACGGCCGACCATGTTACAAGGAGCATTGGGATTCCCAGGGATGATGAGATTATCATAAATGGGGATTATAAAGCCTCAACTGACAATTTGCATAGTTGGGTCTCCAAGACGATTGGATTAGAAATCGTGAATTGCATTCGCGAAGCTCATCAACCGGGAATCGGTTATGAGTTTGATGACGATCACAAGGATATGTTTATCCGATCACTTATACATCATTTCTACCAAATTGATGGTGTCTGGCAACCACAGAGAGAAGGACAATTGATGGGAAGTGTGACAAGCTTTCCTATTCTTTGTCTGGCTAATGCGGCAATGTGTCGTTGGTCTCTTGAAGTTGCAGATAACCGATCGTATAGGCTTACAGATAAGCCTTATTCACGGGGAGGAAGGATTGCCTCTCTGCTTATCAACGGGGATGATTGTACCTTGAAAGGATGTCGATCGAACCTACAGCAAATTTGGGAGAGGATCACCAGTTTCGGTGGATTATCGACGAGTGTTGGTAAGACTTTGTTCTCTCGGGTCGGAAGACCTATATGTGTTTTGAATAGTACCACCTATCATCTTGTTGAAGGGGTATGGACTCATATCAAATTCGTGAATATGGGGATCATGTTCGGAAAGACACGGTCCGGGGGTGACGGCACAGCATCTCGAACGTATTGCCAAATGGGTGAACTTCATGCTGAACTCAGGAAGAGTTGTCCAACAGACATCTGGGAAAAGGTCTCTGAGCGTTTCATTTATTTTAATGGTAATGCCTTACGACCGAAATACGATGATGACATGAAATGGGCCATTCCCTGGGATATGCCACAATACCTCGGCGGGGCCGGCCTTGAGAAGAAAAAGGCCTATAGTGAGACGGACAAATGGTGTGCATCGTTGATCATCAGTAAAATGAAGTCATGTAAAAGATTTCGAATAATGAAGGAGCGCAGTGACCCGATGTGGATTGTCCACGATCAGGTACAGGAACGATTTGATCGTTTTACTGCCTGTACGGGATTCCGCGAAGTCCGCAAGAAGATTCTTGTCGACCTCTCGAAGGAATTTAAAGAACCCGAATTCTCCATTGCTGAAGACCAACATAGTCGGTTATATAAGTATCTTACGATTGAAACCCTGTTCAGACTGGATTTAAAGCAAATCTTTCGGATTGCTTTACCAGGGAAGAAAGGTGAATTGAGAGCTACATGGCTCGATAGACACAATCGTTATGTTAGGAAGGTCAACAATCGGACCTGGGCGACAGCTTTTAATGAGTTTCGCTTTCACCTACATTATCTTCAACAACGACAAGATCATGAGATCTGTTATGAGAAGAAAGATACCTATTTAGGTTGTATCGCCGTACCACCACTAGATGGATAGTAAGACTAAAACTCTGGTCCATATCATCCGCTGTACGACTAAGACTCTAGCGAAGAGTGACCAAGACTTGACTTGGCAGAGCTGTATTACTGTGTAGTTTTGTTTGGCTTGTCATCATAATCAATCTGATTTTTCTACATCATCGAAAGATACGTTTTTTCTTTGAATGGCTCGAAATTGATGCATATATCTCAGTAACCTACGGGTGAACGTGGTCGATGGCATTGGATTGCTCTTTTGAACTGACTCGTAAACACAGTTAATATAGTTTTGGAGAAGGAAAACTCTAAACCTTTAGACTTTTAGGATGAAGTCTAAC